ACGAACCATAGAAAGCCGTTTAGTCCTAAAAATTTATTGTTCATCATTGTTTTCTTTTTACCGATAGGCCTCTCGTTTTAAACAACACGCTTTGCGCTACTTAATAGCATTTAATAATACCCTACGCACGGCGGCACTGTTTGTGTATATTGTTATCATATTCCTCTAATCCTCGCAAGAAGGCCCTTAATTCTTAACAAAAATGGGTCTTTTACATATGTCCACAGGCTTTCGGCGGCCTTCGTACCCTTGAAGAACCCATTATACATTCTTCTTGTTTCTGCCTCATGGGATGCTACTGAGTAGTCATCTATGATTGTCTTAATTCTGTCTTTAATTCTTTTCATAATTTCCTCTAATTAATTGTGTTTATTCTCACGTTCCCGTAGTTATAACCCTCTCATAACCACCTCTAGCCTCCGCCTACACACCCGCTAGCGAGCCGACTCACTCTGAGGTTATGTAAGATCATCTATTTGCCCTTGGATATATATCTTTCCTTTATCGTCTTCGTTATTTGTAAATATATCCATGTTTTCGTCTGGATAAGCTTTATTGTACGAATCTTTAATTAGTTCTAATACCATTGTGTGTTTCTTATTGATTGATGATATATGGTGTCTGGCTGCTGATATTAAGTATCTTCCCGTTAGATATACGTCTTGATCTTTTATATCTTTAGCTGTTGCTTTAGCATATTTCGGCAATGAGAAATGAACTATATCGCCTACGTTAATTGTTGTTGATCCTGAAACCGTTATCTCTAATACTAATGAATTAATAGCTAGATGTGAGGATACTCTTTGTTGTATAATCTCATTAAAAGGAATTTTATCAATATCTGTGTGAATATTTTGTGTGTCAGTGGATAACATTAATGTTCCTTCTGGGAAATCACTAAAACTCTTTCCTTTTGAAAAATTAAACAAAGGAAGTATGCCGTTATCATCTCTTACCCCTCCATTACTATCTGATTCTAGGTGATTATGTTTAGCATAGTCTTCATGGTAATCAAAATCTGTTTCAGTAAATGTCTTGTTAAACGCATCATGGGATACTAGCCGACTTGCATATACTCCATTTTGTAGATTATTCAATGTGTTATATTGTGTTTTAACTTTAAAATCTTCTACTGATTGTAAATCGTATATCTCTTTACCCTTATCACCCGAGCTCATAATGTTTTTGACTTTAGGTGTGTAATTAGCCTTGACAGCTCTAGGAGAACCATCAGCTCTACAAAATAGACTTTCATATGATTTGAAATTAAATCCAAATGCGTTCTCAAAGAATAGAAATCCCGAATTGTTATAGTTCTTGGATCGTGCATCTTTTTTTATCATCTCAATAGCTTCAACTGGTGTTACTCTTGGCATAACGTATTTGTGTAAGCCCTTTGTTTCTTCGATAAAGACATTCTTCTTTGTCTTCAATCCATCTACACAAATTTTCATTATCATCTCATCAATACTTGTTGAGTACGCTTGTGATATTCTATGTTGATGGTTTCGTATTGTTTCTAAACTACAGAATTTTAGAGTGTACACTTGAAATCTTGGATTAACCTCTTGTCTATTCTCTAGTGAGTAAACAAACATAGGGTGACCTGTGTCCACTGAGAAGTTAAAGCCTTTATCTGTTTCAGGTGATCTGAAATAAAACTCTATTCGTTCATATCCAGTTAAGGGAAATTCTTGTACTACGTTAGTTGCGTCTGATAGTGTTATGTCACCTGATAAGAAACTACCATCTAAACTTTCATAGATGTTCATGTCCATTATAAGTCCTCTAATATTTAAACGTGAAGGTGCACCAGATCCGTCCGGTGAAGTGTAAGATATTAGATTTACGTCTGAAAGCTCAAATGCTCCAGGTCTATCTATTTTTGATGCCATAATTAAACACTCGCCAATTTTTTAAATTCGTCAATAAATGTTGATAGGTAACTTGGGTTAAGTAATTGAATTGATCTTTTCTTGTCTTGTAATCTTTGTTCGTATTCTCTATTAGATACAGCTTGTGCGCCAAGCGTGTCGCTGTTTACTTCTAACTTATGTGAATAATCCTCTGGTCCATTCCCAGTTTGTTTACCACTGGATTGAGTTAATTCATAATGATGAACAGCATCTGCGTTAGCGTACTTGTCATTTACAAATGTTTGAAAATCTTGTTCAGACAATGGCCATCCATAATAAGCATCTGTGATATTATTTGTTAGTAAAATAACCCAATGGTACTCTGTAGAGCCAAAGTGTTTAAATGCTGTGTGTTCAGGTCGTTCTCCACTTGGTACGTCATACTTGTCGTATAGACTTGCCTCATTGATAATTTTAGAACGAACCTTTACTCTTGTCATTAAGTCGGTAACAAGTTTCTTATCACCGTTTCCTTTAATGTCGTAAAATCCTTTTTCAAATGTGCTAAAATACATATTAGTGACCTGCTGCTATTGTTTCTTTTGTCATAATCTCTAGTTCAGTAAATGACAAATCCATTTTAGTTAATACCGGTGGTGCTCCTTGGTCGTCTGCTTTGAAAGTGGTGAACACACCTTCAGGAGCAAAATCTAATGTCATATCTGTCAATACACATCTTGTAATTTTTGGTATGTACATATTAGCTCCATCTCTATACATATATGTTATTTGAAATTCTGAGGGTGCTGATAAATATCCTTCACTCTTAATCTCTGGCATCATAAAGAATTTGAACTGATTGATGATCTTATACATAGCATCTTTTTCTTTCTCATTCTTAGGTGAAAACTCAAATGGGAAATTAAAGTTCCTAAAAGGAACACCTTTAAATATTAATTCAGTCTTAGGATTTTGAACTCTACCGTATTTCTTATCGATAACTCCACCATATCCCGGTAGTGCAATCTCTATTGCTGCTTTTGAAATGGTCTCTAAAAATCCGATACCCGCATCTTTCAATTTAGCTATCATGTTCTTACCATCAAAAAGACTAGCTAGTAATCCTGCTAATGCTGTGTCAACACCATCATATCCTACTTTGTATTCAAACTTGTTTGTTGGGGGTGAATATAAAACAATACTACTAGCTATTCTACTATGTGTTTCAAATGAAGTAGCCATTCCTGTGTTTTGTTTTCTTATAATTGATGTAGAATTACTATCCATAAATCCTTGAGATTTAAGTTTAGACAATCTTCGATCTTGATTGAATTTACCTTCACCCACTTGACCTAATGTTTTTGGATAAGATTTAATTTTCTGATTGGGGCTAGATGCGGTACCACCGAATCCTGTTATATTATTTTCTATTATATCAAATATAATGTAATGTCCTGAGCCTAAATTACTTGTTTCTTCTGGATAGTGTACAGTACCAAATTGAAATGGGTTGTTTACAGCCTGCATATGAGCAACTGGACTTTGTGTTAAGTCTAATGGTGATTTGTTTGCTAGTACAGCAGCGATCTTCTTGGGTTGACCTAAACTACCTGACATCGCATTAGTGAAACCACTCACTAAATTGGAAGATACGTTTTGTTTGATTAAGTTTGCTACCTTGTTTGTAAAAGCCATCTAAATATCCTTGTAATGATAATATTTATAACACCATGAGGAAGTCCTATAAAGGTATTTACCATCCTAAGAAACCTGAAAAATACGTGGGTGATGTAACCAAAATAGTGTACAGATCACTACTTGAACGTAAGTTCATGTTACAATGTGACAGTAATCCTGACATAATTAATTGGGCTAGTGAAGAATTAGCCATAAGATATTACAATCCAATAGACAAAAGGTATCACAGATACTTCCCTGACTTCATTGTTAAGACTAGTAAGGGTAAGAAAATTATAATAGAGATTAAACCTTCTCGTCAATGTAAACCACCAAAGCCTCCTAAGAAGAAAAGTAGATCGTTTTTACGTGATAGTTTTGAGTATATTAAAAATCAAGCTAAATGGAAAGCAGCACTAGCATATTGTGAAGCTAATAACGCAGAATTTAAGTTGATTACTGAAAAAGATTTAGGTCCGTATTAAGCAGTCTTATACGATCTAAAATACCAATCATCATTTCTAGCACTAAACAATCCACCACCGATTGTAGAATTATTTGTTATAGTGCTAGATCGTGGAGCATTAATTATACTAGTACTTTTTTTACTTTCAGATTTCTTTTCAGGAACTAACTTGTCTGTTGCTTTCATTTTATATTTGTTGTCCTGAAAATTACCTGATTTAATTACCTGACCATCCTCAGTCATAGGTAATATTTTTTTCTTACCTTCTATAAAATATTCATTTTGTTTTGGCGCTTCTTTACCTGTTACACTTTTATATACTTCATCATAACGAGGGTCATCAGGTTGAATAATTTGTTTTGATTTAGGATCGACTATTGATGTTCTCATTTTTTTTGATTCAGTTTCACCATATTGACCTGGTATAGCATATTCTTCTTCCATAGGCAAATCTGTATCTTGGCTACCACCTAAACCAGATTCTCCTGGTCCGGCTTTACCATACTTACCCGCAAACCATTTAAAAACTTTATACAATCCAAATAACGCTATTCCTACAAGAGCAGCTATAGCAATCATGGGTAACATTGCTACTAGACTAGCCTTTAATCCTAAAGCAAACTTTTTAAGACTACCTAATAATCCCTTAAAGAGTGGTTTTAATAATTTTAATGGTTTTAATAGACCACCAAACGTTGTTGCTAAATCTTTCATAGCGTCTAAAGGTGCAGTTAATCCCTGAACAAACATTTGTCCAATTTCAGCAATAGGTGTTGGTACATATTCATCAACAAAGTTACCTGTAGCTTCTCTTCCTCTTTGAAATATACCTGGTTGTTGTTCACCCCTTTGACCTAATAAATCTTTTTCTGAATCTCTTTTTTGTTTCTTTTGATTTAGTTCAACAGCCTTTTCTACAATTTCTTCTTTCTTTAGCGATTGAGTTTTACCTTTTAATTTGTTATTTTCTTGTAATGATTTTCTATCCTGTTCTAATGCCTTTTCCATTTTGGTAATTTGTTTTTCTAACAAATATAAATTATCTTTTCTATTTTCTATATCTCTATTAGATAATATTGTTATATCACCTGATTTTTCAATTTCTGCAATAATGTTTTTTTCTTTTAGTATTTGTATTTTTTCTTCTGATTTGATTAGTTTTTCTTCTCTTTTTGTTTGAAAGTTAGCAAGTTCTTTACTATAATCTTTCAAATCAATACCTAACTTTTGTACCAATCTATCTAATTTGTCTAATGCAAGATTAAATGTTCTTACAGAACCACTTTTCAAATCATCTAAAATTTCATTTACCATATCAGGCATACTAGGGACAACTGCTTTCGCAGCAGATTCCATAGATAACTTTGCACTTTTAAATACAGCAGTACCTATTTCTTTTACAATCTCTTGTATTTGTCCTTCATCTCTTGGTGTGTCTATTGATGGTAACATTATTTGTTTGCCTCTCGTCTTCGTTTTTCGTTTTCTTCTTTTATATAGTTTACTAACATATTAACATATATGTCTTTTTCCCATGGTATAAGATTATCAAGTTCAGTCAATGAGTATTTATGATGTTGCATTAACGCAAAATTGGTTTCAAAGTATGCCTCTAAGCTGGTATGGGAGAGGCTTATTGAAAAAAATCTTGCAATCCTTTAAAGACTACTTTACTCTTTATCTTTGTCTTTGGATTTTCAACTTCAATCTCATGTCTTAATTGTGGCATAGTACCAAAAAAGGTCTTTATATTTTTAAAAGCCTCTTGTGATAATGATTCAATAAAGTCCTTAAGTTCTTCGTTTGTACTATCTTTCGCAGGGAAGATTTTATCTCCCTCATAGATGTGGTCTACACAAGATATGATAATGCTAAACACAGAATCTATATCTTTATCGTCCATATCAAAGCCAGCTTGACTTGTTTCCAGCGATGGATAGTTTAAAACTAAACCTAAATTTCTTTTCTTATCAATTACAATTTTGTTTGTATGGTCATCATCAACATTCACATTCACTTTTGATAAATCCAGTTCTACTTCAACTAAAGTTTCCTTATCATCTGGACACAAAACTCTAAACTTTGAAACTTCACCTACAGATTTTGCTCTAACTTGTAATAGTATATATTCTATATCAAACATAGGTAACGTGTTTATGTTTAATTTGTTAAAAGTACAAGCGTTTAATATTTGCTTTGTAGCTGATACTATTTCTTTATTGTCTTTTGATTCCATAGCCATGAGTAATATTTTCTCTTCCTTGACTAGGAATGGTCTAAATTGTACTTTTTCATCTTGTGATGGTAGTGTCAATTCATATCTTGGTATTTCTACATTTGGTAACGCCATAATATCTCCTTATATTTATATATTTAGTGGAGGTATTTTAAATGGTGGGAATACTCTACCGCCAGTAACTCTACCAATCGGTGCTCTTCTTCTCAAATCATTTAACACATCTCTACCTGCTCTTCTTATTTCTGGTGGTAACATACTAATTAATCCACCAAACATACCACCTGCCGATTTAACAGTTGGTTGTTTAAATTCTGATTGTCCTACGTCAATAGTTCCTGCTCTATCAATAAAGTAATTAACCCAATATCTAAAATCAAACGTTACAGTAAAAGTTTGTACTTCATTTGAACTATGAGCAAATGAAACTTCACTTATTGTTTTAGGATAGCAATCAAAAAGTCTAACTCCATAACTTACGTCATCTCTTTCTTGTCTGCTAGCAAAACTTCCTAAAGCAAATATATCGATAGGTGCAACGTAATCATTATAATAATTAAAATTGTGTGTAACATTACTGAATGCAGCTTTCTGCCATATCTCAAAATAAGTTCTTTCTCTCATAAACTTATCTGTATAAAATGTAGCTGTGATAGGTGCTGAAGTGTAATCGTAAATAATTTTTCTAGTAGGTCCATTATGTTTAACCTCTTTAGTAATTGCTTCTCTATTTGGCATTGATATTTCACTACAAAATGCTTGTACTCGTTTCTTTGTGGAGTCTGTTCTCATAGTATGAGTAGTAACGCTACTAGAAAATCCTTGAGCTTCATCACCACCTTGCAAATCAGTATCACCAAATCCTTGTGAAGTAACTCCATTTGGCATACCAAACTCAACATAGAATCTAGCCTTTCTTTGAAATCCTTCAGCTTCATTTACATAAGCTTGAAATCTACCCATAGTAGTTTCAGGATTACCACCAGCTTTCTGTCTTAATCTAGGATCGCTGTTTACATTGTCTAGGCTTCTATCTCTAGGTAGACCTATTCTGATATCGTGTCCACCAATTC